GCCGTCGTCGCATTGGTGACGACATTGGTCGCAGGGATGCAAACAGCGTTGTACTGCGAGATGGCCGAAGCCGCCTGCACATACACCGCCAAACCACCATCATCGAGCGTCACGACCGTGCCGGTATTAAGGGCAGGGGTCGAGTCGGTATAACCGAGAGCAGGGTACGCAAACCCGTTAACAATAACAGTCATTTTCGTATCCCCTATCAGTTAATCAACACGCCGCAGAACTGCGGGCCGGACGAGGTAAGGTTACCCGCCCAGCCAATCAGTTTCACAATCATTCTGTTACTTCGCCTTTCGGCTACTGACCACCCTTTCGGATGGCGGGGCAACCTCTTCGGGTCACCCTCTGCGGCTTCTTTAGTTATACCGCAGTTCAGACTATCGCATGGCGAACCTTTTTCGTTCGCCCCCTCTCACTTAGTCGTTCAGCCTGCTTTCGCTTGGCCCCTGTTGCCCGCTTCCGGGTTTCCAAGTCAATCAGAGAGGGTTTATAGACGCCATTAGTGAATCGTAGGTTTAGCGTCTTGGTTGACAGCCTGACGGTCGCCGCCAATCGGGACAAAGTTTCTGTCCTTGTGGGGGCGGAACATCAGGTACTTGGTGTTGAGGAACCACATATGGTTGGCATTGCCCACGCCGCCGTTGTACGACGACGAACCAATACCACCATCAAGCACCACGTCCGAGGCCATGCCCGCGCCAAAATACTTCAGCGAGGCGAAGCCAGCGCCAGCCATGCCCGAACCGGAGTCCGTGATGCGCTGGATGGCCTGAAGGCTCTGGAGGTAGAACTTGTAGTAGTTGTTGTCCGCAACGATGAGGTCGGGCTTGTCAGTACCACGAATCAACTGCACCGCAACCGCATCCATGTAGCCTTGAATGTTGCTGCTGGTGACAGCGCCCGTGCCGTCGCCCGTGGCCGAGAAGGCCACCGAACGCCAGAACTGCCACACCTGACGGTTGATGCCGCCGTAGGTGCCAGTCGACGGGCTATCCGGCACAGCGGCAGCAAGACCCGTGAGGTTCTTACCCGCGTTGCCGGTTCCGTCGCCGTACAGGTCACCGCTGATGCGGTTCGCCAGTTGCGCCTCGGCAACCTCCATACGACCGTCGAGCAGGTCGATGATGGCTTCCTTACCCGAGTTCTGAATCATCTCCAGACCCGAGATGGACACAGCAGACGCGTACTGCGTGATGCTGAACTGCGCCGCAGAGATGGGCGAGTTCTGACCGACGTTAAGCACCTCGTACCCAGAATACGAATTTGTATTATTGGTCGTATTATCTTGGTACATGATTTCCTGGAGGATTACGTTTCCTCCCGAAAAGGTCTTAACATTGCCCCTTTCTTTGAGACGACGAAGCAACGCATTGTTGTTCGTCACGTTGTCAGCGAGTTCACCGCTACGGCTCTGAATGTTAGTAGCGATGATGTCGCTGATACTGGAGTTAGCAAAAGACATTTAATTGACTCCTGAATCAGTTAATTACAACCGCGAACTGGATTCTTCAAACGCTTCTTCCAGCATTGCGCGGCGACTATGCGCTTTGGGAGCCGTGTTAGTTCCGGGTGTGGAACCTCTGACGCTGACCGCTGCTGCTCGGGCGGCTTTCGCTGCCCGGTTCTTCTCCGTTGCCTGACGTTGTGCAACCTCTGCCTGTCGGGCTGATAGCACCTTGTCAAACAAATCTGAATCAAGCCGAATGGCCTTCTCGTAGGCGTCCTCAAGCGTTTCAGCCACCCCAGATTGGAGCAACTGAATCATCGTCGGACGCGCTTCCTCGAAGTGTTCAGCCGTCATTGAGAAACTGTTGATTTCGTTTAGCAGGGTCTGGTTTTCGGCCATCTCCTGCTGCTGCTTCCACCCCATGACCTCGCCACGGACGGTGTTCAGTTCGTTCTGCAACTGATACACCATCGGGTCGATGGAGGGTTGGGCGGCCTGCTGACCACCCTGCATGACTTGGTTAAGGTTGATGCCGTAGGACGCAGCCAACTGCGTCAGGTACTGCATCTTCTGCGCCGGGGGGCTGTTACGCAGCGTGTAGTCGGCCTGCGCGAGAGCGGCAACCGCCTGCTCCGGCTTCAGGCCAAGCCCCTGAATGGTCGGCAGGTACGGCTCCAGCGCCTGATTCATCGCATCGGCAAACTGCGCCTTTGAGAGCAGCGGCTCCACGCCGCGCTTCATCTGTTCTTCGCGCTGCCAAGCGTATTCCTGAATCTTGGGGTCGGCCTTCGACCAGTATTCGTGATATTCCTTTTTCCACGAGGCAGGCGGCTTGCGCCACACGGGTTCCTCGGCAGGTTCAGCAACCTGCGGTTCCTCGACCTGCTTCTGGGCAAAGCGCCCCTGCTCATCCCGTCCCTGCGGCGGGGTGTCCTCGGCCTGCTCAAACTGCTGTTCGAGCAACTCCTTGCGGTCGAGCGTCTCTGCCTGTGGGGCTTGTTCCATTACCGTCTCCTGTGGGGGTCGTGGGTAAATCGGATTTCATCGCGCAACCGCGACAACAACTTGTTCGCATCCGAGTGGGTCATGTTCGCCAACTGGTGGCGCAACACATCCACTCGGCTGTTCTGGGGTTTGGGTTTGCTCACGAACTTGGTCGGGTCATCGTTGCCGACCTCGACGCAACCGTTAGCCTTGAGGTGCCGACGATGCTGGGAGCGCGAGGTAATCATGCGCCCGTCAATCATCGACTTGTACGGCGCGATGTCGGGGACAACGTAGTGATAGCGCCCACGCTCGTCGCGCTTACGCTCCACAAACTCGCCGTCAACCATCACATAAGTTCGTTTCATAGCAGCAACAATACTTCTTCGTCGTCCATTTCCTGATGCTCTCGCATCAGTCTCTCCACCCTGTCGATGTCGCCTAACAGCGCATCCCAGTTAATCGTGGGTTGTGCGATGTTAACAGTTAAATGCGGTTCAACAATCCTCTCTGCAATCTCTGGGCGTGCTTCGTGCAGTTGCTCGTAAACCGAGATTAACTCTTGCTTGCGCCTTTCACGCCTTTCTTGCTCTTCTTCCCACCGCTTCTTGCGGTTCTTGTCGCCTTCGTGGGAGTCGCTGATGACGATGATGGGCTGGACGGAGGCGGTGAGGGTGCCGGTGGCTCCGGTCGCTTCCACACCGGCAAGCGCAACCTCTCCTTGAAGGCCGACAGCACCTGTCGCGCCAGATGCTCCCACACCAGAAAGGGCAACCTCGACCGAATCGGTTTCATCTCCGACGACTCCGACGGCAGAGACACCCGTAAGGCTCGCCTCAAGGCTTGCTCCGACGCTTCCCGCCGCGCCCGTTGCAGAATTGCCCGAGAGCGTGACGCTTTGCTGGGTGCCGAGGCTACCGACGCCGCCTGTTCCGGTGACGCCTGTGACCGGGAGGCTGTCCCATTGCGCGTCATCCCATGTACCTGTGTCCCACGGCCCCTTCGCCACGGCTCATCACACAATCCGCATCAGCGCGGTAGAGGCATCGTTAGTCGGCATGGTCAGGATGAAATTACCCGCCGTGACCGTCTGCGCCCCGAAGGTGTAAACCGCGACCGACTTGTCGGCCTGCGTGCTGTTGTAAATCAACACCGCGTCAAACGCCGTCGTCAGGGTCACCGCCGAATAAGTCAGCGAGGCAGAGGGCGTCCAATACGCCGTGGTTCCGCTTGAGGTGGGCGCTGTGGCGTTGGAAACGGTGATGCCGCCTGCGCTATACCCCGCGCCCGACACCTCTCCAGAGGCGTTATAGGCGGTCGTGGCAGCGTTAACGGTAGCCGTGGCCTCGTAGAGCGCAGCCTTGAAGGTGTCCTTGTTGGTGTTTGCCCGAGTTGGCGGGGTGCCGATGGCGTGAACGCCGCCGAGGATTTCGACCTTGAACGAGGTACACATTGCCTGCGAGTTAGGCATCAGAGTTTCTCCGTTTCGCCAAAGAGGGCCGGGACTTGCTTTAGGTGAACATGGACAGACCGATGCACCATCTCGCCCTCGTGCCAGTATTCCACCCACCGGGTGTGTTCGTGGTCGTTATCGACCTCGCCTTCGCGCTTATCTAAAAGCGACTCGTCCATCATCCCTTTCGTCGTCGTAATCATTGCAGGCGCGGCTCCAGTTCAAGGGTCTGCTGCACCGCCTCCACGCCCACCGCACGGCCATCAGGGCCGCGCACGATGCGCTTGGGAGCCGTCAGCGTGGCAAGGGCAGTACGCACGCCCTTCATGTTCTCGTCGTTAGACGATGCCATCTGGCCGTAGAGCGCCACGAGGTTCTGCATCGCCTGCCTTACCTCGCCGCCCATGTCCTGCATGACGCGCTCGGTGACGGCTTGCTGCTGCTCCAGAGCGGGGATGTCGAGGCCGGGGTTGGCAGAGATACGGGCGACCATGACCTTCGTGGCAGCGTCCAAGTCGGCCTTGTATTTCGCCATCTGCTGTTCGGCGGCGATTTTCTGCTGTGCAAGTTGCGCCTCAAACTGCTGCTTCATCTGCTCCAGTTGCTGGTCGTTCTGCGCCTTGAGCGCCTCAACCTGCGCCGCCTGCTGCAACTTAGCCTGCTCAATCTGCATGAGCATCTGCGACTTGGCCTGTTCAGCCTGCGCCTCCATCTGCGCCTGCTGCATGGCGGGGTTCTCACGCGGCTGCGCGGCCATCTGCTTCAACTGCTCCGTCGCAGCGTCAATCGTACCCTCAAGCGGACGCGCCGCCTTAAACGCCTGCACGCCGTACTTGAGCAAGTCCATCATCACCGGGACAAGTTCCGGCGAGGCTTGACCGACCGGCAGCGCCTGTTGCAAGAAACCGCCGAAGGCTTGCAGGAACTGGAGCCTGTCCTGCTTTTCTTGCGCCTCGTCAATCTGCACAAGGCTGTCAGCGGCAATGTCGATGCGGAAGTTACGCAGCGGCTTGTCGCGGATGAGTTGCAACGCCTGCGGGATGAGCGCCTTGTCGGCGTCCGACATCTGCTCTGCGGCAGAGTAGGCGAGGATGGTCTGCGGCTGGTACCGCATACACATGACCTGCGCCTTCAACCGGATGAGTTCCGTCGCAAAAAGCGCCACGTCCTCCTGCATCGACCGCAGGCGCAGGCCCGCGTACTGCCCCTTGATTTGCTGCGCCGTGGCCGTTTCCGAGGCCGCAGACTGCCCACGGATGATGTCGGAGATGCCCGTGATTTCGTATATCTGGCCCTTGATGTCGGCGCGCGCTTGATAGCATTGGATAAGCGCCTGCGCGATGGTGTCGAGCGGCAGCAGGTCGATGCTGCCCTTGAGGCCGCCCTTCTCGCCAAACGCCGCCCACTTGTCCACCGGGATGAGGGCGTTGTTGTCGCCCTCGGTCATCAGGCGCTGAAGCGCAGGCTGCGAGGCGTCATATACGCCGCGCACACGCAGCGCCTTTACCAACCCGTCGATGCGGTCGGAGAGGATGTCCAACTCCATCGCTTGGTCTTGGTACAGCACGAAGTCGGGGACGGGGACGAGGTTGTCCGAGGTCGTCGTGGCGTAAAGCGGCTTCGGGCAGGGGAAGAACCCCTCCAGCCCGAGCGGGTCGTCGCGCACGTCGATGAAGTGCGGCATCCCCTTGCAGAACCAGTAGACCTTGAGCGTCTCCTTGTCCCAGAGTTCGCACACTTTGGCAAGGTTGTATTGCCGCTTACTGTCGCGGTAGGCGTTCAGCGTCTCCGGGCCGGAGTCGGTCGGTATCTGGCGCGCCATCTCTGCGCCGAAACGCTCCACGAGCGCCTCACGGGTCATGTAGACCCAGCGCCATACCTGACCCACCTCTTCCCAAGTGCGGCCTTGCGAGTGTCCAAAGTCCTTCCAATGGACGTAATCGACCGGGGCGCGCTCGTACTCGATTTGCTCAAGCGGCTGCGGTGCGCCTTCGCCCTCTTCGATGTCCGAGGTGATGGATACGCCGTCGTCCTCAATGCCGATGGGGGCAACGTGCGGTTCGTACCGCACCCACGCCGTGCCGCGACCGCCGAGGAACCTGTCCTCGACATCGTATTTCATGGTCGAGCGGAAGTCGGGGAAATGCTCAATCTCAAAGTCGATGGCGCGTTCGATGAGGCGCGATGCCACGCGGCCCACGGGGTCGTTGTCACCAAACCGGCGCTGCACGTCAGCCTTCGGCAGTTTGGCGTAGACGGCGGGAATCAGCGTCTGGACGTTGCTCCACAGGATGTTGAACTTGGCCGTCTCGTTGCCCGACTGGCCGCGCGTGTCGTCACGGTAACGCTTGACGAGTTTCTTGACGCGCGCCTGCCACTTGGCAAACTCGTTGTCGTAGGTACCTACAGCGCGCAGGTACTTCTCAAGTTCTTGGCTGACGCGCTCGTCCATCTGTTAGTCCTTCTTGTTGCGCGCGGAGATGGCTCGGGCCTTCGCCTTTGCATCTTCCTTGCTCGACGCACCCCACGCACGCAGCGCGAGGGCGAGGCGGGTCGGCTTGCCGTTCTTTTCCATCGGCCCAGCCATGTTGCCCATGCGTGCGAGGAACGATGCGCGGCGCGGGTTGTCACCGGCCTTGACCGGGGGCTTGAGGGTGCCGCCCGTCTCACGCTTGTACGATGCGCGGCCAGCGGCGTTGAGGCCACCCTTCGGGTTCTTGCCTTCCTTACGCTGCCATGCTGCGCTCATCAGTAACCCTTTTTCTCAGGTTTAGCCGTTTTCGCAGACTCGCGGAACGCCTTTGCGGTCGGCGCACCGGGGTCACCGGGCTTACGCATCCTCTCGCCGGAGCCAGCCTTGATGCGCTCCTGCTTGGCTAAGATGTTGGCGTAAAGTCCGGGCTTACGGTTCATTTGCTGAACAGGCCCACCGCCAACACGGCAGCGCCTGCACCCGTCGTGACCTTCCACGGGCCGGTGGCCGCGTTGAGGCCAAGTTCCACGACATACACGCCAACAGCCGTACTCGCTGGGATGGAAAGGATGGTCGTGCTGCCGTCGATGATGCTGACGGTTGAAGTCAGCGCCGTTGATACCGTCACCACGATGCGATGCAGGTAATCGTTTGCCGCGCCGTTGGTGCCAAGCACCTGCGCGGTCTGCGAAACGGCGACCGTCTCGTAAGGGTATTGATACGGAAGATTAACGCCACTCATATGCGCGCCCTCCTAGAGACGCTTCGGTCGTGTACCTGCCACATATCGTTGAGCGTGACCTGATTTTGCGGCCCAACGATAAGCACCTTGCTCTCCAACGGCTTTTGCGCGGCAGGCTCCTGCCTCCACGCAACTGCCAGCATACGGAAAGCGTCAGCAGGGTGTGATGTCCAATCGTGTCGGGGTGATGCCCTAAACGCTTTCTTGTCCTCATCATACTCCCGTTGATACTGGCGTAAAGCCTCAATGCCATCGCCGCAACGCACGGAGTTGAACCAAGTGCGCGGGAGCATCTGGCGCACCGCTTGGATTCCGTCCTGCAATCCGATGTTTGGCACGACCGAGAGGCTGCCGATGCCGAGGTGGTCGGCCAACTGCTCCACGATGCTGCGCCCCGTCTGTAGGCTCTTCGCGCGCGCGTCATGCGGCAGGTAATGCTTGCCGTAGGTGTAACCCTTGTTAACGACTACCTCTGCGATGGTGCGAATATCTGCACCCGAGACTGCGTAGAAGTCGATGACGCGCACCTCGCCGCCCACGACCTGATACCAAAATATCGCGGTGTCGTCTCGATACCCCAAGTCCCACGCGGTGTGTACCGGATACCCCGGCTCAAAGACTACACGCTCGTTAATACGCGGCTCTGCCTGTCGCATCTCTGTGCCGTAAAACGCGCCGAGGATAGCCGCCTCGAAACTGCACTCGAACTCTTGGAGGTATTGGTCTTCCGACAGTTGGGCTTTCGCTGCGTTAAGTTCGCTTTGGGGCAGCAGCCCTGACTCGCTGGCAGGTAGGCGCAACAGGAACCATTCGTCGGGCAGGCGTTGGGCTGTCTGGTAGATGTCGTAGAACTGATTGCGTCCCTTCGGAGTGCCTGCAAAGACGCACCAACCGCCCTTGTCAGCGAGGGCGGCTCTTAACACGCTTCCAAACACGCTCGGCTTGAAGTCACCGTATTCATCGAGGTACAGGCCGCTGAACCCGAGGCCGCGCATCGCATCTGCGTTGTCGGCTCCAAACAGTCCTATCTTCGCGCCGTTAACCAGCGTCAGGGTCATTTGCGCTTCGTTTGCATCTTTGATGAGCGGCTGGGCGTAGTGCTTGAAGTAGTCCCACGCAATGCGGCGTGCTTGGTTCTGGTAGGGAGCGACATACCCGAAGAGGCCATTCGGCCCCCGGTA